TGGTCACTAGATTATCTCAAAGAAAAGAAACGGCAAGCGCCAATTGCTTTCTCGTTTCAATATATGAATCAAATTGTCAGACAGAACGAGCTTTCTCTGGCGCCAGAACTAATTGTTAAAGCGGAAATTTCAACGGAGTTTGATACGCTCGGTATTGGTGTGGACCTTTCTGCTGGCACCAAAGAGAAGAACGATTACACCGTGATGATCCTTGGCGGACGCATTGGCGACCGCATTCATATCATCGATTACAGGCGCATACGCGTCATGGGCAACCTGGAAAAACTGGACGCTCTTAAAGAATTGTTGAACGATTGGTCGGTGATTGGACGTGATGATAGCGGAAATTATTTTCCGACTTATTCCACATGTGATATTTGGTCAGAAGCCGTCCAATACCAAGCTTCTCTCGAAGCCGACTTCAAACGGGTTTGCCTGAATAACGAAGGTCTCTACAATTTGATTTGGCATCCAGTCAAAGGTTTCCGTGCAGACAAGCTGGCACGTTTCCGTGGAATCATGGGCATGTTTGAAGATCGAAAGATAATCTTCAATCGTTTCCGGAACTTCACAAATCTCTTCGAGGAACTCACAAATTTCGGCGTTAGTGGTCATGATGACTGCGTTGACGCGTTGGTTTGGTTGGTTACTGGACTTGCAAGAAAAGGTCAGTTGCACATTGATTACTAATCCTAGAATTAGAAAAAAAGCAGTGCATTCGTGGGACCCGAATATGTAGCCATTGGCATCACTGCCCTTGTATCGGCGGTTACAGGCGCTACGTGGGTTGCCAATAAAATATTAGATAGGCATCAAGAGCGGATCCAACAAGCTTTTGATTACATTGGATCTCAAAAACGAAGGATTGACATCTTGGAAGATCAAATCAACCGCATGCCTTTGGACTATGTGCTGAAGGTTGATTTTCTCCGGGAGATCCAGGAGATGCATGATAATTTTAGACAAATCAATGACAAGCTTGATAAGCTAATGGAAAAGCTTTTGTCAAAATGAGCTACATTCTGGAAGTAGAAGAAGACGAAAACGGAGAAAATTTTATTACTTTGCCTGACGAACTAATCGAAGAACTTGGCTGGCAAGAGGGCGATGTTCTTGATTGGGATGTTCGCGGTAACGGAATTATTTTAACCAAGGTTAACGACTCCCCTGGTTACGAAGTTATAGAAGAGTAGAATACGAAAAAAGAGATAACGACATGTTTTACGGCGGTGAATCAAACGTTCCAGGCGCTCCCGGTAATTTACTGGCAGGCGCCCCAAGCTTTGACATTCGGCGTGTACCCGGTGCGTTAGGTGGCCGCTCAGGTGAACAGCTTCGCCGTTTGTATGAAGGCGGCACCCAACAGAACGAACAGCTCAATGACGAGTTGATGCGTCGTGGCATTATGCCCGGCAGTGGGCCGCAGCTTCCCATGGCCTTTGGCTCCAGTAATCTCCCTGGGGCTGTAGGCAACATGGGCGGTATCGCCAATGCTCAGTTCTTTGAAGGTCCTCAGCTTGGTCAAGCCTCTCCGCAAGGTGAGCCACAAAAACCTTATGGTGGCGCACCAAATATTCCTCTGACTCCAGAGCAAAAGGCTAAGCTCATGCAGCAGGGCAGTCCGCCGCCCGCTGAGTTTAACATTCAAGATTATTTACGCAAAGCGCAGGCACCTGGCAGTTTTCAAGCAGATTCTTTAGTTGCCAATGTTCCCGGCCGTTATCCGAGTGGCATGGAAGGCGCAGTAGACCTTACTTATCCAGCTGGAAGCCCTAACTATGGCAAGCCGGTGCCAAACCCTATGCAGCCCGGTCAACCCCTAGATGCAAACGCAGCAGAAATGGAAATGATTCGTCGTTTGCGTTCCGCTCCCCAAGGATTTCAAAATAAAATGGTTTACTGATGGCACAAGACAATAGCAAATATTCCAAACCTGAGCTGCGTGAGCGGATCAAAGATCGGATTATGGCCGGCGAAAAAGGCGGCAAAGCTGGTCAATGGTCGGCACGCAAGGCTCAGCTCCTCGCCCAGGAGTACAAAGAGGCCGGTGGCGGGTATCGTGGTGGCAAAGGGGAAAAGCAAAAATCCTTAGAGAAATGGGGTAAAGAAAAGTGGATGACTAAGGACGAATACGAGAAACGGGGCAAAGCAAAAGCTGCTGCTAAAAAGTACAAAGAAACAAAGGATAAATGAAACAACAACCAATTTCAGATCTTTCAGTTAATCTTGCTGTTGATCCAAAAAGTTCAATTTCGTTTCGAGGCAACCCTCAAGAGTATCTCGCCAATTTCATTGGACGAGCCGGTAATACGCGTCCCGGAGGCATGCTGATTGGTGCGGATAAAATAATGGAAGAGATTCAAAGTAATTCCAGAAGATTCCGTGGCTGATAAAGCAATACAAAAAGGATATACAAAACGCTACCTTCCCGAGAAAGCGTGGGCTTCTTTGTCTAAAGAAGAAAGGCAGGAGACAGATCAAAAGAAACGAGAAGGCAGTCGCAAGGGAAAACAATTTGTTTCAAATACGGAATCCGCCAAGAAAGCGGGCAAGGCTGCTCGCGCAGCTAAACGTTACAAGGAGTCAAAATGAAAACTAAAAAACTTGTTAAGCAAGCGCTCAACCATCCCGAACTTTATTCTTCTGCCGAACTCGTATTCTTTGATAAGTGGTTGCGCCTGAAGAAGCAAGCGAAGGCTGCTAAGATCAATAAAGATAAAAAGGCAAATAGTTGATGGCTGGGGACGCAAAGGCCAGACTTAAAGAAATCATTGACTCCTACCTCGAAAAAGACGGTGGAGCTTCAATCGATACTGGCGTCGTTGCGGCACACCTTGCGCAGATGAAATTATTCGGCATCCGCCAGGGTGTCGAATTTTTTCCTGCCCAAGACAACTTTGGCAATCAACGCAAAGACTTTATTGATCGCGTAATTAAATACAACCAACTTGATACGCGCCTTGATTCGGTTTGGGATTATTTCCTTTGTGATGGACAGGGGTTGTTTTACATCCGTCCTACGCAAAATAATTACCGTCTTTACTTTTTCCGTAAACACGAATACAGAAGTTTCTACAATATTGACGGTGAGCTAGATGAAGTCGTCATCATTTATAGCTATAAGGTTCGTCAAGGTCTTGGCTTCCAGCAGGACATTGAAGTCAGTAACCTTAGTGGTCCGGCTGGCATGGGGCGGGGCGGCGTCAAGCGTTACATCCGTCTGTCGATTAAACGTAAAACAATCGAAGAAACGCATTCTGAAGGCGAGATTTCTTTCGACACCAACTACCAATCTGTCCCTGGCCGCACAAAAACATTTAAAAATACTCTTGGTTTTATTCCCTGCGTTGAAATCTTTAACAACGCTAAGGGCTTCTCGACAGAGGGCGTTGGTGAATTCGATGCGTTAGCCAATCACATCTGTACGCATGACGAAATGGTTCGCACCATGCGTAAGAACGTTCAGTTCTTTGGTAACCCAACACTGCTTTCGTCTCGTCCCAAGACAGACCTAATGGAGTCCGGTGGCGAAACCGTTGTCCAGCGTCCGTCTATTGCAGCTAACTCTGGTTTCATGGGCGGTGGTGCTCTGAGTCAGTCACGCTTCAAAGCAGATCCCGTCTATCGCGGTGTTGATGGTCAGCTCCGCGTTCCACGCATCATTGCCAACCTGGAGCCAAACGACCGAGTTGGTTATATCGTCCCTGACGCCATCACTGGTGACCAAAATTCTTTTGCACGCCAGTATCGAGAGGAAATCCGTACCGCCCTTGGTGGCGTTGATGAACTCTCAATTTCTGCAGGTGTTACTGCAACTGAATACAAATCTTTGTTTGGACGTGTTTCTGCAACATCCAAGAAAAAAGCAATTTCTATTTATACCTATGGCATTTGCCGTTGTTTGGAACTGATTATTTTCCAAGAAGAACGTCTTTTCCGTGACACCCTGGCCGCTGCTGCAGGTCTTGAAAAGCCCCTGGAATTACCAGAGACAGCAACGCCTGAAGACTTTGTTGCCTACGAAGATGCCATGGGCATGTTTGAAGATCAAGTCAAGCAGTTGATGATGGCTTGTCTGCGTACCCAGCAGATTCCTCCTGGTGTTTTAGGCCTTATTCCCGATGGTGATGTCACCGTTCAGTGGCGTTGGTTGGGTCCTGTTTACGAAGATTCCACCCAAGATATTCTCAACAACTCCATTGTTGTTCGAAATCTGCAAGAATTAGGTGTTGATAGCATTGAGGCACTGAAATACCTCTTTCCGTCTAAAACGGATGAGGAACGGGCCGAGATGCTATCTGGGTTCCCGTTCAGAATGGTGAACGAATTACAGGGTGCATACTCTGCTTTCGCTCGCTTAGTGGGAGGAATGATGCAGACCCCCCACCCGCAATCACCGGATTTACCGATGGCTGCGGACCCGCGATTGGATTTGACCCCATATCTGTATCGCACTTTAGAAGCCTTACAAAAGGAGATGAGTTATGCAGGACGCTACCGTCCAATCGATCCCACAGACGAGCCAAGCACCAGTGGCCGTCGCTCCGAGCAGCTACGTGGTGGCAGCACCGCAGGCAGCTCCGGCGCAGGCTCCAGTGGCTTATCAGGTGGGTACCAGCTACCCCCAAGCGGTGCCTCAGGCGGCCCCCAGCTACCAATCAGCCCCTACTCAGTACGCCCCCCAATCCCAACCGGAGGCACCTCAGGGGAATCCTTGGGAATCGGCGTTCAACAAGGTGGTGAACCTGCTGAGCGCACCAGTCCAATCCCCGTTCCAGGGTCAACAGTATCCAGCGACGACTCAGTTTACCCCGGCCAATTACGGACAGCCCAGCAGCCAAGCTACGCAACAATCGGCTCCGCAGACCTGGTCTCCCAGCCCGGCATACTCGCCCAGCTCTTCCCAAACTTCCTCGACTCCCTCCTTGGAGCAAATCGCGGACCTGGTGGGAATGAGCCAGGAAAGCCGTCAGGTGATGGACGCGTTCGGGATCGAAGCTCCGGCTCTGCTGAACAACTACGCTCTAAACCTGGAGCAAATGCTGGACAGCGCCGTCGCGTGGGGAAACCGCGCCGCTGACACGATCAAAGGCTACGCCGAGTTCTCTGTCAACGAGCACCAGGAGAACCTGGCTTACAACGAAATTCTGACCAACCCCGACGTGCTCAGCGATTACACGCTGAAATTCTTCGGTCCTGAAGGTCCCTATCCCGTGTACGAAAACGAAGCTCAACTGGAGACTCGCGGCTATCCTACCCAAGCCGTGGCTCAGCCTCAACTGGGTCAGCTGCCCGCTCCCCCGGCTGCCGCTGCTCCTCAGGCCCCCGAAAACTTCTGGGGCAACTTCAGTGAGATGATGGCTCGTGATCCCCAGAATGCCTGGCGCGTTCTGAACCAAGCGCAACCTCAAACAGTTGCTAACAAACTGTTTGTGATGGAGTGATAAATAAGTCGGTAATTTGTTTAACTTTTAAAAATAAATTACCGACTGCTAAAATTTGTGTTAGATAAGACATATATTGTCTGAATCTTTCACCCGGCAAAATCTCCCCAAGATTCTGGAGGATAAAACAAAGTGTTCATTGATAACGATTTTCCAAAGATTTTAGGTGCGGAGCTCTACCGTCCCCATCCTGCTTACATCGCTGAAATGGCGGTTGAGCCCGTGGTAGTCCACGACTTCACCCGTCAGCCTGGTCAAACCGTTCAGCTGGATCGCTACAAGTTCTGGGGTACCCCTGGTACTAAGGACAGCCGTGAGCGCATCGCTGACCAGACCATCGGTACTGCCAACAGCCGCAACATCACCAAGGAGAAGGTGCTTGTTGTGCTGAAGGAATACACCGGTCCTGCGGACCCGGGCGATCCGACCCAGCCCAGCACCTTCAAAATTGCTCGTGAAACCCTGGTTACCGCCCAGCGCCTGCTGCTGGACACCGGCAACCTGAACATGTTCCACCAGAGCATCGGTTCGCTGACCCTGCTCGACGACTATCGCCGTTGGCGCGACCGCGTCTTTATTGACGAACTCTCTAAAGCTGAAGCCAATGGTGCCGCTTCCTCCACCCAGGGCGGTTACTATTTCGCTGGTGGTAAGACCAAAGACTCTTCTGGTCGCGTGTCTTACAGCACCGCCGAGTACGGCAATGAAGTGCAGCAGTTCCAGGTGCGTACCGACCTGTTGACCGTGGTCAAGGACCTGCGTAAGCGCAACGTCCCCACTTTCGCTGATGGTCTGTATCGCTGCATCTGCGATCCTACCTTCATGATGCACCTGCGTCGTGATCCTGACTTCCGTGAGATCGCCCGCTACAGCGGCAACCCTGGCCAAGGCATGTACATGGGCAACCCCATGATGCCTAACAACGCCAGCTTCTACATGGGTCCCCAAGCTGGTCAGGCTTACTTCCTGGCTGGTGAACCCGTGATGCCCACCGGCGTTCAGTTTGAAGGCGTTAAGTTCTACGAGTCGACCAACTTCCCGATCAAGAACGTGACCGCCTCTTTCGATGGTGGTTCCGCCTACGCTTCCAAGGAAGTTGCCCAAGGCTACTTCTTCGGTCCTCAGTCCATCGGTGTTGGCATCGGCGGCCCGAACGCTCAGGTGCTCATCAACAACAACGACGACTTCAGCCGCTTCATCATCCTGATCTGGCAACTGTACGCTGGCTTCGAAATCCTGAACAAGGACTTCGTGACTACCGCCTACAGCTTCGTTCAAGATGATGGCGACATCTGATAGTTAAATACATACCTTATACCTAGGAAAAGATAAATGACCTATTTGTCTGCTAAGAAAATCTACCCCGGTAACTGGGCAGAGCCCCTGAACGGTTGGTACAAGAACATTGATGCCGACTACGCAGGTGTTAATGATGGTTCCAAGGGTGGCCCCACTTCGGTGCTGGCCATCCCTGGCTACCGCTACTTCCAGCAGCGTGGCTATGTGCCCGTGAACGCTACCTCTGGTGGCGGCGCAATCGGCACCGGCAACGTGATCGTTCCTTCGCCTTACCGCCAGGACGACACCCGCCCCGACATCACCGGCATGGTGATCTCTGGTAGTGCCACCCTGCCTGCTTATGTGTATCGCGCTACCGTATCCGTGGCTTCTGGCTGGGGCGACGGTCGTGTGGCTTCCGGTGTGTATGCCGCTACCGGTAACGTGATCAGCTTCTGCCGCGATTCCAGCGGTCCTGTGGCTTCCACAGGCGTTGGTGAATCTGTGGCTCAGGCCAACCTGGCTTCTACCACCTCCGGCTCCCAGCCCGGCGAAGTCTTCTTCGCTGGTGGCTCGGCTGCTTATAGCACCAACGCTTTCCTCACCGCTACCGGTGCTGCTGGCGTTTCCGGTTCCGTGGTGAACTATCAGGTGACTGCCGCTACCACCTTCAAGGTGTTCGCCCGTGGCACCACCACTGGCCTGACCACTTCCGGTGGTTTCTACATCTCCAGTGGTGATGCATCTGCCAGTCGCACTGGTTACCTCGTGGTTGAAGTGTGCTACGTCCAGCCGGACGAAGCTCCTGGCTACGAAGATATCGACGGCTATCTGACCGGTCGCACAGTTAGCTGATTAGGGTAAACTAGGACCAGAATATTCTTCTGGTCCTTATGCTCTACCAGCACAGAAAGACTGGCGCTCGCGTCAAAATTGTAAGTGAATGGGATAACGGCGATTGGTTCATGGTCGAAGATCAGGACGGTCGCCTTTATACCGCTTACAAACAAGAACTTGAACCTGACGAAGCAGCAACAAAAACTGTTAAAACTCTTCAGGTAAAAGATAAAGCGGCTAAAGAAGAACCTCGGTCTTTCCCGCCCGACAATCGCCTCAACATTAATGCGGCGACCGCTCAGATGATCGCAGATCACATCAAGGGTATCGGCTTAAAGACAGCGCGTGAGATCAAAGATCTCCAGATGTCCTTGTCGGGTGAAAGATTCAACAATCTCGAACAGCTGAAGCAAATCAAACGGGTTGATTGGGATTCTGTTTTGGCGGCTGACCTAATCCGCGTCTAACACTCATCTCCTCCAAGCCCCTGGGAAACCAGGGGTTTTTCGTTTTACAATAAAAAGAAAAAGGATATGGCTGGCCCAGCAGTATATTTAGGTCGTCAAGGCTCTACCGGAGATTCAACCGGTGAACATTTTCATTTCACTTTAAAAAATAAAAAAGGGCAGACAATTCCTTTTTCAACAGCCAGAACAGACGTTGGTCAATATCTGCAATACCGTTTACCAGGATCCGAAGAATGGGTAAATCTTTATAAGAAAAATCCTGCGGGAGGTTTTACCTCTGCGCCATATATGCAAGCTCCAACCGGGGGAAGTGCATATGGTATGCGGGAGTCTCATCCTATCCACGGTGATCGACGCATGCACTATGGAGAAGATTACCCTCTTCCCAAAGGAGCGCAGTTGCGTTTTCTTGGTCAAGGGTCTGTAAGCACGCACGCTGGTCGCGGTGGAGCAGGCAATGTTTCGGTTTTACGTTTGCCCAGCGGTTATGAATTAGAAACCTATCACCTCAGCGAACTTCCCCAAGCAGCAACAACGCGCCCTTCTGATACCGTGGAAACTGCAGGTGCTCCCACAGATTCACGGACCGACGATATCTTGAAAGCGTTTATGTATGGCACACAACTTCAAAATAAAAAAGAAGAGGTGGCGGGTCCTTCTTTGCAAGATACGTTAAAAGGGCAAATTGTTGGTGGATTACTTTCCCAGGCCTTAAATCCCATGGGGTTTTTAGATTCCTATCGTGGAGGTAATCCCTTCCTCTCGGGTAAAACTGCAGCTACCTCTGATTACCTGGGCGGACTTTTTGGTTGATTACTTGCTTTTATAATTAAAAGATAAGGAGAAATAGAAGTGCGGCTCTCTGACTTCGACAAAAGTAGAGTCAGGTATCACCTGGGGTATTTCACGGTTTCTGTTCCTGCGGGTGATTACGCTCGTCTAGAAGAAGCAATGAATACCGTCCCGGATTCATACTTCTATGACAAAATCACAATCCAGATCGGTCGTTGCGATACCGCTGAAAAGAAAACAGAAGTTGCAACTTCTCCTTCGACGCGGTTAGAAAGCATTGCCGGTGACGTGGATCGTACGATTCGCTCCAGCAACGCCAAGGAAGCACTGAAGGTTTGGGACGAGATTTATCTCTACGAAACAAATCGTCTTGCTGGTATTCTTTACGTTCCCAACTACAAGGATCCTTTCCAGGCTCGTTATCGTTACGAACGTTCTGGTGCTGAATTTATTCAAGCACTTCCAGGCCCCGCTGATACTGCTGTGGGCTCCCGTATTTATCTACATGAGGTTTGGCGCTGATGTTTTTACTAAATAAAATTCTTCCTCCGCCTCTAACAAATCCCTTTTTCCCAAGCCCTGGTGCGGCGTTGGATGCCGTTACTGCCCCAGTGCGGAATGTGCATGGTATACCTGGCAGTTATGAATTTGTTGAGCAGGCGTTACGCAGTTTAATCGGTGGTAAAGCACCTCAAAGTAAACGAGCAATGGCAGAGGATGCCGCAAAGACTGGAATGTGGGGTAAATATGGTGCAGAAAAAGAACCCTTCAAGGTTCCTTCTATGGGAGAATCAGGGCTTAGCAATACGGCTTTAAGCAGTGCATCTGCGCCGAACGAACGCGCTTATCTGGAAGAAAAGCGTCGTGCTACCCAGTTAGCAGAACAAGATCAACTCTCTAAAAAATATAAGGTTGCTGATTTAACAAAGGCTTATAACACTGCCGCCACTCCCGAAGAAAAAGAAAAGATCGGCCTGCAGATTTGGGCCACAACAAATCCTCGTTTGGCAGAAAGACTGAAGCCGGGTCAACTTGGCTATACAGAAGCACAAACTGCAATCCAGGCTCAAAGTCCACTAGGCGCTTTTACACAAGCGACAGGCGATATGCAGTATGCCGAGAAAATGAATTTTGGCTTGGCTTCTCCCACCGGAGCACCAGCATTTAATTTAAAGACTCCGCTCAGCGGTGTTCCTGTGCCGCCGGTTGATCAAGTTGGCATCTCAGAAGCATTTACGAAGGGTGCTGTTCCTGTTACCGATGCGTTTAAAGCCGGAGCATTTAAGCCTGATCTAAGCCAGACACAGCTGGCGCTATTAAAACAAGCTTTTGAGCGTGGGTTAAAATAAGTAACTGGCTTCGTTTTTACGTGTAAGCCCAGCCGACTGGACACAGATCTTTGATCTACGGGGGCCAGTGTTGTTGCATTAATCCAATGATTCTTTGTCCTAATTTTGTTAAACGACTTGCGGCTACTGTAAGCCTGGTTGCCTCTGTACAAACCGTGTTTACCCCTGGCCTCAAAGCGGAATCAAATTGGGTAGGAGAATAAGGAGAAAATCACGATGTCTGGTGAACGCCAAATTCTTGAACAATGGGCAAAGCGTAATCCCGGTCTTTATGAGGGACTAAAGCAGGCCGTTGCTGGCGCCGAAGGAACAATCCTTGGCGGAAAACCGGGATATAACGTCATGTTTGGCGGCGGCAGATTTAAGGATTTTTCTCGTCACCCGGACAGAGTTGTTCGCTCAGGTGGATACGCAAGTGCCGCAGCTGGCGCGTATCAATTCATGCCGGGAACTTGGCAGGGAGCTCAACAAAGCCTTGGCCTTTCGGACTTCGGTCCGCAGTCCCAGGACTTGGCAATGCTTAAGCTGGCAAGAGATCGCCTCAAGCCTATTGGTGGCCTGGCTGCAATCACCAAGTCAAATGCATTAACACCTGAGATCCAAGCTGCTTTGGCGCCCGAATGGGCTTCATTCCCAACTCAAAGTGGCAGCAGCTATTACGGACAACCAGTCAAGAAAGCAGAAGAAATTCAACGCTTTTTTGAACAAGGTCGTCAGCGCGGTTCTCAAGTTACTGCTACTTCACCGGCGGCTCCTCAGCGTTCTGTAGAAGATATCTTGTCTTCCGTTTTGACAGGCGCTCAGAAACCTGGTCTTGAAGAAACAAATAAGAAGGCAACGTCTCTTGTAGACACAATCAAGGGATCTCTTATCCAATCCTTGGTTGCGCCTCTTATTAATCCCCTGGGCATGCTCTAATGGCGCGTTTTTCTGAATACTTAGACGCAAATTATCTTCCCGGGGAAGTTTATTCAGCGGGGCTTAGCGAATATCGCGACCGTCCCCAAGAGGTTGCTGATTATTTGGCACAGAAGAGATTTAAATTTAGCCCTGACGCAGAAGACGGCACTTACTTTCAAACCTTCTTGGCTCTGCAAAATAATCCAGAAGCCTTGTTTGAAAGCAAAATGCGTCTTCCAAAAAACTTTGAAACGTTTATGGCGTTATCGGGTCGCGGAACCTAACGCTATAATTAACAAAAAAGCGGTGTAAAAACGTGTCGAGTACTGCAACTAATAAGCAGCCTCTGCTTGTAGACAGGCCTTTGTTTGACTCTGTGCGTGTCACAACGCAGACAGTTGGCAGCGCGGCCTCCAACACATTGTTTGTGCAGGGTGGTCAAGCGCCTTCCGTGCTCGTCGACATGGATGCATCTCTAAGCGAAGATAATAACAATGGCGGTGTTGTGGATTCTATTACGATTGTCCGCAATGATTTTCATCGTCCCGCTGATTACACTGTTAACGCTGCAACGTCTGGCACCGTCATCTCGTTGATTAGCGGACAGATTGTCTACGTATCCTCCGCCACTGTTGTTGGCACAGCCCCCGCAAGTGGCGTCGGTTACTACACCTACACCGGTGCAGCCACACTGACGGGCGTCAACACTGCACTGCTTTACTCTGGCGGCACCGCAACAGGCTTCACCTATAACGGTGTTAACTACGGCTACAAGCCCTCCGTAACTTTTGCGTTCTACCACACGCGTGGTACCACGACTCCGATTCCGGCTTCTGGTGATTACAGGCTACTGTTCGCAAAAACTGTCCCTGCCGATAGCGGCGTGGTCGACTGTTCGGACGTAATGCCCCAGCTGGCCACCCCCGTTGTTCAAGCAGGCAACACCAACGGTCTTGGCGCCACAGCTCCTCTGCGTAATAAGGGTTTTTACCTGGAGCGTGGCGACCGCATTTACGTTGGCGTGTTCCCCGACGGCCCCAATGTTTCCGGGTATATTCCTGGTGCTCACGTGATTGCAGAAGGCGGCTTCTTCTGATCATGGCGAAAAAGAGTGGTAATTCCTTTGGCGAGTTCGCCAGGACCACGATTTTCGAACCTAAAAACGTACAACCAATCAGGACAGAATTTTCTAAAGGATCTGTTCCTGATTCGATCTATTCGTCTAACCGGGAGTCTGCTTGGTCGCGCTGGCGGCGCGGCTTTGAAATTTACTGCAATACAAGCGTCAACAAGAACTACAGCTATCCATTTGATTATTTCATTCCCCTCCCTCCAGGGACCACTGTTGCCCCTGGCGCTAATCCCCCCAAGATCCCAGGAATCTTTCAGGGCTTTCCGACAAACAACAAGGATATGTGCATGCACTGGGCCGGAGTGCGTGTTGCGGGAAGTTTGCGGTTTGATAATGTCCGCGACAAAGATGGTGATCCGTCTCCAATCTTGTCTGTCACCGAAGATGAAGACTATTGGTACGTGACCATAAGCGGAGATTGGAGCCCTGCCACTCCATTGCCTGCTCCTTTGTTTATTCCACCCGTTGGACCAATCCCCAAGCAGTATCCAATCAACGGTGAGATTCTTGAGGATCGCATTGTTTCAGTCGGCGGGACGCCCATTACAAAAGACACGATTGATCCAACAACACAAAAGCGATACGGCTATGTACAAGCCGTTTTGGTATCAACGAACGAGGCCACAGGCGTCTTAAAACTACAGAAGCAAGGCTCCGTGGAAGCTACACCTGACGGTGTATTCCGTACTCCGGCTACCCGCCCACCTTCCGTGGGCCGTTACTTGATGACAGGTACGCGTTATTGCTGTTCCTGCCAGGACTTCACGCGTCGTGATTACGCATACATGATGGAGTTGGGAAGCAACAATAAAAAGGTATTCCCACGAACCAACGTTTCTGTTATCAAGCCTGGTCGATATGAAGTCATGACGCTCCGTGGTGTGGTCGATAACAGTGCAATGACCAGTGCAACGGTCAACCGAAATATGCGCGTGGTTTCACCATCACCTGAATATAACGTTCCTCCGACAGTCACTCCAAATACATCAACTGATCCACGAGCACTCAGGGATAATCCTGGCGTGTTTCGAGATTTTGGTAAAACATTCCTTCGCAACACACCGCTTCCTTCACTGGAAGGTGCAAGGGCAGAAGGCATGCCGCTATACGAAGACTACACCACATCGTTAAATCCAGATGGTTCACACACCATCACATCTTTGACAGACTTTTGGACGCCGCTTCTTGATGAACTCCGTTATTGCAAACATATTTATGCAATGAAGTTTATGGAGAACGTCTTCCCCCCTGAGCCTTCTGACTTGCCGGTCGAGATGGGAAGCATCGTGGAATGGGAGCAAAAACTAGTGGAGGACACCATAAAAGAAAATGAAACATCAGCGTATCGATTGACCGAGCGCGGCTTATCAATCATGGATGTTCCTCCGTATAACTGCCAGGCACCAATGATGATGCCGATGATGCAGAAGTTATTTAATGTGCCGTCTACATTTGTATTGATGTCTGGTTTTAGGATGTATGACAAGAACGGTGAGCAATACAATCCGTCAACAGGAGGTCGCCCGGGGGTCTAATGTCTAACTTTGGAGATATCGTCGACGGAACTTTTATTCTTTCAGAAGAACAAGTTGATATTCGGAAATACGGCTTGAGTGAAATTCAAGCCAGTGGCATTCCTACTGTTTATCACGTAGGAGATGTGATTAATTTGCCTTATGCTTCTGGAGAAATTTCCACAATGGAAGCAATTGGCTTGGCGTGGTATGCCTTTGCAAGTGGAATAACACCTTCTTAAGTGTTACAAATTCTTAATAATGTATACTTATATTAAGTCTCACGAGACTTATTAAGGCTTTTCTTTTTCCCTAGCGCCCTGGATAAGTCGACTGTTATGGTCGGGCCATCCAGTACACCTCAACCATGTCACAGCACCCGCCTGTTGATCAGCGGATTGTGGATGAGTACTTTCAGCTGATCTCAAATCGAAAAACAAAAGACGTAGCCTGGCTTTACGGAATGGTTGCAACCTTCGGTCTAAAGCCAGAGGATTTAAGTGGATTCTCCTGGGGACCAGGGGGAACAATCTATACGACCAGTCGAAAGCGTTCTGTTTCCCCATTGCATCCACAGTGGGTTGTTTTATTTGGACTAAAAGAAAAAGAGCCTTGCGTTCAGCAAGACTCTTGGCAGTCCCTTTGTTCGTCTCTGTATCGTTCAATGGCATATCAAGACATTGCCTTGAACGTCACTGATTTGATGTTGGCACATCGCCTACGCAAGGGCCATTACCAGCGCTTTAAGCAGACACTGGCAGCTCCCCGCTCTTTCGCAGCTGTTTCCTAACCGCTTCCACGTTCCAGCGGTAACCGTCACGTGAACGGGTTTCTGGGAACGCGGCGAAATGCGGACCCAACTTGAGGGTTCCGTTGTCGCGGTATTTGAAGAGGGTTTGACGGTCAATGCCGAGGAGTTCTTCGGCACGTTGAACGGGGACCCAGCCCCTGACTTTGGTCATGGCGCGAGAAGACGCGTGCTTTCATAAGGTATCCGCCTTGTTCGATCTGTCAAGACTCTTAAGATACCTTTTATCTTTTTGTTGTGGTTGGATACAAATGTGGGGAAATTAAAATTAGATAACGGCAACTAAAGAGCATGTTCAATAGTGAACAGGATCCCCTCGCCCTGCTCATTGAATTAACTCCAAAGTTAGCAAAGAAACGTTATCGACAGTCTATTTACGAAGCCTGGGATTGTAAGTGTGGCTATTGCGGAGATGAAGCCACATCCCTTGATCACATTATCCCCCGCTTCCGTTCTGGTTCAAGCAATAGAAATAACTTGATTCCCGCATGCCGTCGTTGTAACACAAATAAGGCAAGCGCAAAGATGGAAGAGTGGTATCGTCAACAATCTTATTTCACAGAAGAAAAGTACACTCGCATTAAAGCCTGGATGTCACAGGAGGTAATTGATATTTTTGTTTATAATATTGATACGACTGCTCCTAGATTTGCGGCTGGATAGTGGGCCTTTATTACGACGCGATAAAACGAAAGTGGAATGTTTCATACGAAAAGACGGATTATCCTACAAACTTAAAAACTGATTATTCAACCACTCAACAAGTTAGGGTTAACTATCCTGTCACTGTATGTACGAGATGGTTTCTCGGACATTGTGTCGCAACGGGAACGGAAACTCATCATAAATATGTAGATGATACCGAGGGCAACCGAAACCGAGACCTGATGAATAAAAATAATGCAAAAGAAAACGCAACTAACACAGCATTAAATACAAAAAACCAATCTTTGAACGCTGCATATGATAAAACCGTTTCAGCCGCTGGAACAACAAAAGGCGGAGATTACACTTCTCAACGCACATTAATACGAAATCTCGACGGTATTGATGCAGCCGTTAAAAAAGATTTAGAAGAGCAATACAAAACTTTTTATCGTACGGAAAAACTTCAAACATGGAATACAAACTTAGGCGCTAAACCTTTGTATGGTGATTTTGATCCCAAGTATTACAAGCAGACATACCCTCAAGTTGAACAAGAATGGAAGGCCGCTGTTTCCAACGATGATATTGATGTCACCGAAAGATATGGCGAAAATGGTTACTACTTGCAACATTACACATCCCAGGGTAAACCAGCTGGTTTCCGTGGTAACGCACCAGAAGCGACCTCTGCTGCTACTGGTTACGTCGAGAAAAAACCAACGGACCAGGATCTTCAAGCAGTCCGTGATTTACAGCTCGGCATTGATACGACAACCCAAACAAATCGTCTTTTGAACATTCCAGAAATTGCTGCCGAGTGGAATAAAGCCAAGCGAGATGATCCCTACTGGATCAAATTAGCCAAAGACAATTATCTGGACGTAACCAAACCCGATGAATTTGTTACACTATTCCGCATTTCAGAACGGCCAGAGGATAGGCAAGTCAGTTTAAATTACAACATTAATGCAGGCTATGGCATCACACAATTAGAAGATGCGCTCAATGAAGCTGTTGGCGAAAAAGCCACTGTGGACGTTAAAAAATTTGGTGCCTTAACCCAGGATGTTCTCAAACAGACAATCGAAGAAATGAAACAAGCCAAAGCCAAGGAAGAAATGCTCGGTTTAATGGGCGGCTTTGGCGGCTTCAGTGAAATTATGAATATCAACAATGAATTAAGCAACGCGATCCTTGGCGATACGGGAGTTGGCGGATTGCTTTCCTTTACGTCCGCAGGCAAAGCCGAAGAATCCCTAGAAAAAAGCCTTCAAAATATTACAGGTATTCGCAATAATGCGACCTATAACTGGCAGCAATGGTTTGATGGCGAACTAAAGAAACGATATGAACAAGACCTGGAGCTTGGCTATACAAATTCTGAAGCGGAAGAGAAGATAAAAATTGAAGGCGACTTTGCAAGAAACTTTATTGATGAATATTTAATTCCGCGCTTTAATACGGCGCGTTCGATGGATGAATTTGTTGAGTATCTTGATATTAGACAAGAAGAACAAAACCCATTCCAAACCCAGGACATGGTTAATGCAGTAAGTCTTGTCGCAAACCTACGTGCTAATCAATACCTGGATCAAATTAAAGCCAATAATGATCGTTATTTCAACGCAGATTTTTACTTTAATCCCACTGGGGATAAGGCAAGGCAAACAATATATACAAACCAAGCACAAAGTGTTGCCCAGGATTGGGAAGCCGCCAAGAAGGGTGATCCGTATTGGGCACAACAAGCTTATCGTTTTGGTGTCAATTTAAACGACAAAGATGCCTTTGCTCGTATGCATTTTCAAATCAAAGGACAAGGCTTGGGTTATGACGCGGCTGAAGATATTTTGAATGCAGGCAAGGTCCAAGATCAAATCTATAACAACATTTTGCCTTCTCTGAAAGAAGAAGCTTTGCGCCAGGGATCTGTCTTCGGTCAATTCATTACTCCGGAAGAATTTGCCGATGAGATGCTCCGTGGCTTAGACCCCAATGACAAATCAAGCTGGCAAGAGGTTCTGCAAAGGTATGGTTTGACTGACTTCAAGGGAACAGTGGATGAATTAAAACAGTATGTGGTCGAAACATTACGCACAGGTTCGGCCCAGGATATTCGTGAGCAAATTAAATATTTAAATGAAAAACGTCAACGCCCAACACAGCAAGTTCTTGGCCTTACTTACATTGAGCGGCCAGAGGATTATAAAGATGAAATGGCAACACCACAAACTGAACTGTATAAAACGTTCCAGTCCGCTGGTTACCAGGGTACAGAAGATGAGTTTTACAATAACTTCTTTCCAGATTTAGACAGGTCTGAACAAACAATCCTCACCAAGGCTGGCAGCGACAAGGCACTGCAGTCATACGGCCTTGACTTGAGTGACCCCTTTGCTTCTCTTGGCACAATCGAAAGTTTCTTTGATGAGGGAACAACAGGAAGCAAAGAGGAAGGTGGTGATACTTCGGCAAGTTTCTTCAGATTAGGATTGGATGATGAAGATGAAGAAACTGATTACAAATCAAAGACAGGCACACAAATTTTGGGTGAGTTCACTTCAATGTTTAAAGGACTCTAATGGCTGAAAAACATAAAAAAGCAGCGGCTGCAGCCAAGATTGCTAAGGACAAAATGGCGTGTAACAAGCCTCGCCGTACACCTGGGCATCCCACCAAGTCCCATGTTGTCAAAGCCTGCAAGGGAGGAGAGGAAAAGATTATTCGGTTCGGCCAACAGGGCGTTGAGGGCGCTGGGAAAAATCCGACCAGTGCCAAAGAAAAAGCAAGGAAAAAGTCATATTACGCAAGACATAACGCCCAAGATTCGAACCCCGACATCATGTCTGCCAGGTACTGGTCCCACAAAGTAAAGTGGTAGCGCCAACTCACTCCTGTCATGGCAAAACCCAAATCATCTTCATCCGTCAAACTTGAGTCCAAGCCCAAGAAAACGCGTCAAGGCCAGGGTCAACACAGCCTTCCTAATCACGGACGCAAAAAAATGCGCGGGCAAGGTAAATAAAATTTTGTGTATGATTGGGGGTAATAAAGTGTTACCCCCATGTCCGACTTTTCGCATGCGATTAACTTAATTCGCAAGTACGAAGGTTTCAGCGAAAAGGCGTACCCAGACTTAACCACTGGTGGTGAACCTTACACCATTGGTTACGGCACTCAGTATTACCCAGACGGCTCTCCTGTTAAGCAAGGGCAGTGTTGCAGCAAAGAAAAAGCCTTGCAACACTTGTTCTACGAAGTGCAAATCATTGACAGTCAGCTGACTAAGCTCAATCTTGGTCTTGATCCCTGCATGCGGCAGGCATTGATTTCATTCATCCACTCAATTGGATGGCAGCCCTTCCTGTACAGCTCCGTAATCGACGCCATTGAAGCAGAGGACTTCTGCATGGCGACACAGGAAATGTCCAGTTGGATCTTTGATGCCGAACACAAAGTTATCGGCGGTCTCCTGGATCGGCGTAGGGAAGAAGTCGACTTGTTCCTCCAGGAAGTAGATGCAAATCCCTGGGCATCCACACAAATTTTACTAGCCGCATTTAGGAATTACAGCGCTGCTCCGCATGAAGTACGGGCAATCCGCGAACTGGAAGAAAACATCAGCCCGTATGTTCTGTCTAAGTTTGCCAACGATTTCCAGATCACGGATCGTCCCTGGGATGAATTCAGCCAAGAAGAGCTGGACGCCATATTTACTACCTAGGCTTAGAATAATTAGAACAAGACCTGCAAAGTGGAATGGAGCGTTCAGTCGAACCCCGTGAATTTCAACTTCCACTGGAATTGCAGTTTTCCATGCGGAAAGCAGAACTCACAGCCCAGGAGATGACCTGGGATGAGTTATACGCTGCTTTACTGAACCTGTACCACCAACGGCTCATGGAGTGGCACGCAGTAAAAGCCATCTTGGCCGATGAAAATATTGAGTTGGATTGGGATCTTCCCACTGATTTAGAACTGTGTGAACTCGCCGCCGCTTGCTTGATGGACGACGACGAGGACAGCGAAGAAGACGAGTACCAGCCCTTTTAAACTTCGCCCATTTCAATAAGACGATCCAGGTACCACCGTGCCTTCTTCAGTGATTCTGTCCCGCCTTTATGGCGCTCACGCCAAATATACTTCATGCAATTTCCCTTGCAGTAACCACGGAATTCTTCGGTGGTTAAAGCCGCCTCAATGGCTTCGATGCATTCAATGCCCCCATCGGTGTAATGGGAAGGATGATTAACCACATCCTCCCTAACCTCAGGCCTTTCTTCTTTTACAAGCCAGGGAACGGGGCAAACACCCCCTGGGCAATCAGAAATCTCTTCGTCTTCTACCGGCGCAAACCACGCCTTTTCAAGGACTCCTCCTTCATTTCCTCCGTTGGACCTTCCAGTTCCAGTACCAGAGACCGGGGCTTCGGTGCTGCTCCCATCCCCAGACCCTGTTCCATCGAAGGAATGTAACCGGTCACTCCGGGACGATCCATTCCCTCGATGTTGAGCGGATTCCGTTCCAGTCCCTGCTCGCATGCCGTCAGTCCACGATTGTACATATCGTACAACGGAACATCATTCTCTTGGTTATCGATGGGTGCACCGAAGTCTTGGTCTTGATCCAGGCACCGACACTTCACCTCATCTTCGACAAACGCATCCAAGAACGCGGCGGCTTGGTTATGCATGATATCTAAGGCTTGATTTATTCCTTTTACAATAATACTATGGCAAATTTCTTTGATTCCACCTACGATCCCAGGCACGACTCTGGATCCTCAGGTGTTGAAGTATCTGATCTACATCCTGAAAAGATTTATGACACAGATTTGCGTCGTTTAGAAGACGATGAGCAGTCTGTAATTGAACCCACGAATGACAAACAAGAGCGTGTTGCCAAATTCATGCGGGCCGCAAAGACCGCTGGGACATACCGTCAACGAGCTGGGATTGCTGAGCCGACAATCCGTGGAAAAACTCCACGTAATCCAGCGTTTATCGATGGTACTGAACTTCCCAGCCTTGGGGACACTATTGGTACCGCCGGTAGTACCAACTATGCCAATAAACCTCAGCCACGCTTCGGCAAATCTTTTGCCTGATCACACCTGAGACAACACAACCTCGGGGGGTTGATCTTGGTACTTACCCTTGCGATCTTGGTAGCTCACTTCACAGGGAGCCCCGCGATAAAACAAGAGCTGGGTGATGCCTTCATTTGCGTAGATCCGGTTAAAAAGCCCGGTGCAGTTACTGATCTCCAGCGTGAGGTAGCCTTCCCAGCCACTTTCAGCTGGAGTGATATTCACAAGGATTCCCGAGCGAGCGTACGTCGACTTACCAACCGCAACAACAGTCACGTCACGGGGAAGTTTCAGGCGCTCCCGTGCTACGCCTAAGCAATAGCCATAGGGAGGCAAAAGAAAATATTGGCCTCTTTCGTCTTCCAGTAATTCAGCAGGCTTAAGAATGTCTGGATCAAAGTCTTTGGGATCGCAGTCACCAGCCTGGACTTTTCCAAAGATCAAGCATTGACTGGGCGAAAGGCGGATGTCGTAGCCATAGGAGCTAAGCCCATAGCTCAAAAGGCGCCGTCCGTCTTCTTCGCTGACGACATGATCCACGAACGGTGAAATCATGCCCTCTTCTTCTGCCAGGGTCTTGATCTGCCAATCCGCAAGAACCGTCATGGTCGCCTTCAATCGTTTTTCAGTATACAAAATTAGTAGAGAATGCGGCCCTTTTCTGAATAAATATCAAGAAAACGCTCGGTTGCTTCCGTGGCTGATTCCATCGGTGGCAAATAGACCAAAAACGATGTGCAGGTCTTATGTCTGCTAACGCCATTGCTCGTATTTTTGAGCAATGTTGGGGCCGTACGGAGAATGCAGACAGGAAAATCGAACAGCTTTTGTTCGTACCGGATCATGTCCGGGCAATTCGTAAAGTAAAGGCCTTGTTTGATCTCGCGGGCCATCCACGATCTATACAATTTTCGAAACCAGACGGCATGGGAAGAGGTCAATGTAGGTGACGTTGAGCGCGTCATCTTCCACCGTTGGTTCTTCCGTTCCCAAAAGTAGGTACCACTGGGCGGAAACAAGTAGACACTACCGAACCACTGCTGGCAATTCAACCCATCATCCGATGGAGTGAAATATTCCTTTGCTTCGACGTACTGATTAGCCACCTTGGAGCTGGCAACGTCCAGATCGATGCCCTCCAGGAGTGCATGCGCCGATGCGACCAAGTCCTGGTTGGTGATCAGCTCACGGTCTTCCGCGTGAGACTTAATATTTTGAATCGGCATCAGCTCTCAGCAGCTGCGTTGTAGTCCACTTCGCAGTAACGAAGGCCAGTCTTGTCATTGATGAGGTATCCTGCCTTTTCTTGTGGGTCAATCTTCTGCGCTGCCTGCAAGATTCGCCGGAATGTCTCCGCCATATCTCCATCGTTGTCCCGTTCGCACTCCTCTTGTGCGGCGTGGAGTTCCTTGAGGGTCAGGAAGAACATGGACCGCGATAAATTCTCGGGCTGGAACACCATGACGCCTGGGCCCTCGGCATCCCACATCTTGGAGTAGTGCTCACCCATATCACCAAGAATTAACTTGATTGTTGCATCAAGCATTTTGGCTTTCGTCTCATCCATCTCAGGGCCAATGACGGATGCGATCAGTTTTTCCCTGCGATTCATGCGTCTAACAAACCCTGCCGGGCCAATGATTCAATCAGTTTATCGGTCGGCTGGTATAAAACGACCATTTTGCCAAGTACGCCACGTTTTTTTATCAGTTTTCCTTCCGCATCGCGTACTTTATCCAACTCACCAGACCTGATAAGATATTCGGCCACACAACGGAGACGACGCTTGAGGGGCAATTCAGCCTGGGGGAATTTGCCACAGATTGTGTCGGGCCTCATGTCACGGAACGCCAGCCGCAAGCGATTTGCTAGCGTCATATTGGAATTGGCGTCCTCTTCTTCATAGTTTTTTAAGTTTTCGAGGTATCGACGCAGGCATCCGTCGTCGAAAGAGCCCTCGGGAGGCAAGAACATCTCCAGTTGCCGGAACAATGATTCCGGTAGGGACTCCTCGCAGTTCTCTACGGTAACTGCGGAAAGATCAACGTCTCGAAAACGGTGTGCCATTATTCCAACGCATCAAACGTCGTTGATTTATAAAGCCGGTTGATTTGCTTGCGGTGATCGTCTACCAAGGTCTCTCGGTTTTTGGCGAATGATTGCACCAGCGAGTTCCAAGGGATGCGGATGACTGCCTTCTTGGAAGGGTTGGGACATGCATTGATGTAATGGATGCCTTCTACCCAGCCCTTATCAGGGGTTTTTCTCCCCATGGCAATCCAATTCCTTAGAGTCTGGTCAGAAACATTCAGACGCCGGGCACATTCTTCTGTCGAGATGTACTCGTCGGCAAAGGCCTGGGGGTTCAGCGACGTTGTTTCACCGTTTTCATAACGGCTATGCCACATGCTCGCCAGGATATTGCGAATACCCTTCAGTTCATGTGCAATGTCTTCTAAACCTTTCCTTAGACCGTATGCCATAACGACAAATGTTTTGATCAGATGCTAACGTGTGGGAAAACAGTTTGCCCAAATGGAAGATCAGATTCCCCCCAGTCAGCTGCCTTCTCTTCCACAGATTTCTCTCGAACAGCTAGAAGAAATGAAGGCCCGTGCCAAGGAGCTGGCGATTCAACAAACCATGGCACAACAACAAATTGCTCAACAACCTCCGCAAGTTGTCTATGTTCGTCGCAACTTGACGGTTGCCGAACTTTTACTGGTGTTTCTGCTGTCCTGCGGTTTGGTAACCGGTGTACAAGCAGCCTGGAACTTTGCGACCAACGTGCTACCCCGCCTTGAAATCAAGGTTAAGTAGTGTATTGGACTTACGGAACTATAATTGATCCAAGGGCATTTATGTGAATAGGTAGTGGCTAATCGCAGAATAAGCGAATTACAAGAGATTGCGGGCATTGACCTAGCCGAGGCCGACCTATTCACAGTCGTGAAGGTTGCTGAAGTTGACCCGGCAATTAAAAACAAGAAATTAACAATATCTGGTACCAAGGCATATCTAAATATTTTCTACCTGCCGCGCACTGGCGGCACAGTGAGTGGCAGCGTAACCGTTGGTGGAGACTTAACAGTTTCCGGTACAACGACAACGTCTGGCCTGGCGGTTTCCAATACGGCAACCATCAGTTCGCTCACCGTACAAAATAATGCAACTGTCAGCGGCACCCTCAGTGGTACAACGCTGACTGGTACAAACGTCAACGCAACGAATGTCAACGCGGTCAACTTGACTGCAGACACTTTTACCATTGCGTCGCTGACGGGTGTTTCTGGTACCTTCACGTCGCGTGTGTCTGGTGCCACAGTCACAGGCAATACCGGCGCATTTACTAATTTATTTGCAATTACAGGCACTGTTACCAACTTCTTGTCGGTTGGCGAAGTCACTGGTGTCACTAGCCGCTTCACAAATATCACCGGTGCAACAGGCGTCTTTACGTCTTCCTTATCCGGTGCAAGTGTCACAGGTACAACCGCAAGCTTTACCACTGGCGTTTTCCAGACCCTTGTTACATCTGGCCAGACAATTGGCGGTGATCTAACTGTTTCTGGAACATTTAGGGCGCTTGGATCTGGCTTCTTTAGCTCCGGTGTTCAAGTCACTGGAACCCTCAGTGGTACGACAGTAACTGGTACTACGGCTCAATTCACCAATATCACCGGCGTTAATGTCATTGGCACCACACTGGTTTCTGGTGTAACAGTCAGTGGTGGTTTCGGTAAGTTTGATAGCGTTACCGGCGGCACAATCGTTGGTCTAACCACAATCTCTGGTGGGACGATCACTGGTAATACCGGAAACTTTACTGATATCAATGCAATTACGGCGACGTTCACAACAGGAATCGTTCGCCAACAAATCACTGTTACAGGCAGTGCCAATATCAACGGCAACCTCGTTGTTGGTGGCTCTGGTCTCTTTAGTTCTGGCATTAGTGCCACTGGAACGATCAGTGGTCAGACCTTTACCGGAGGTTTGGCTCAATTCACCACAATCACAGGCGGCACCGCCGGCTTCACAACGGTAACCGGCCAGACAGTTACAGGTAATGCCGCTCAATTTAACACGATTACTGGCAATGCCGGCTCATTCACCGTAGTCACCGGCACGACAATTACCGGAAACCTCGGTTTATTTACTACGTTGACCGGTGTCAACCTTGTTGGTAGTACTTCAGTTTTTGGTGCCACTGTTACCGGTAACGTTGGTCAATTTACTGCACTAACTGGGAATACCGCTGGCTTTACAACAGTTACAGGTGCAACCGTCACCGGCACAACCGCCAATTTCGTGACGGTTTCTGGTAATACGGTCACTGGCAATACCGGGCTATTTACAAATCTCACTGGTGTAACTGTCGTCGGTACCACCACTGTTTCTGGCGCAACAGTTACCGGTAATGTTATTCGTGCTACAACCATTACAGGCGTCAGTGGCGTCTTCACCAGCTCTGTGTCGGGTGCCACGGTGACAGGGGTCAGTGGTTTGTTCTCCTCTGCGTTAAGAATTAGTGGGTCCAATGTGGCAACTGAAAGCTACGCAGATAACACGGCAATTGTGTTTGCTATTGCACTTGGTTAAACACCTTATAATTAAGAAAACTGTGACTGGTATCCGCAAATAAATGGCACGTTTTGTTTCGGTAGTTAGGCAAAATATCGCCAGCGGATCTACCTCTCCGACTGCGATTATTTCCGGTACGTCCAACGCCAGTGGTGTTCCTGCTGGTACTTATGGTGTGATTCTCAGTATTCTCGCTTCTAATACGACGCCCAATTCTCAGAACGTCACCGTTCAATTGATTAAGTCCGGTGGTACAACCACTGGTTCCCTCATTACTTCTGGCACTGTTCCTAACCAGTCTTCTCTTGAATTTATGACTGGAAACAAGGTGATTGTTCAGTCGGAAGACGTTGTCCGTGCTTATGCAGGAACTGGCAGCTCCGTGGATGTTGTCGTTTCTTACATGTTGAACCCGCAAGATAACACGATCTAATCATGC